GCAGCCATAGCTCTAAACTGATAATCAGCCAGCCTTTCAACCATCCTGTTATTAAGCTTCTGACCAACAGCCTGAGCCTCGAGAAGAGCCTGCTGTTTGATCTGAGTCTTTACCTGAGCCTCTGAAAGCTTGCCAGCCTTATACTGAGCAAAGACATTAGCAGTTTTCAGGAAAAATTCAGCCTGCTGCTGAGCGGGCATAAATTTATTAACTATCCGCTGGCCTTCGGCCTGAAGTCCAAGAAGAGCACCTTGAGCAAGAGCCACTTTAACATTTGTCTCAGTCGAGAGGTTTTCCAGACGCTTTTTACGCAAATCGATTCCAAGTAAGTTAGGTGCTTCATTCTGACGACCTAACTTATATACATCAGTAAGCCATTCAGAATTACCTCCGATTTTCGACATAATGTCAGCTTTCATCAAATCGTCTCCATAAGCACTCGTTAGCCTGGCGTCGATACCACTGGAAACAGCATTACCTATCTGTGCTATGCCAGAAGCTACGTTCTGAAAATCAGAAGCATATCCAGTATAAGCCGGAAGACTAGGCGTCTGAGAAGCAGTAGCCTGAGAACCAGAACCGGGAGACGACTGTGCGCCGGACGTAGAAGCAGATCCAGTATCTATATTCATGTTATAGGGATTAAAGCCGGCAGCTTCCATACGGGCACGTTGTGCAGACGGGTCGTTATATGCGTTTTCACGATTCCATTGATCCAGATTCCATTGTTGCGAGGCTTCGCGTTCAGAGGTCTGAAAATCACGATTTTTCAACGCTTCCGAAGCATTGAATTCGTTATTGATTTGATTAATCTCTTTAGCGGCTTTAATGGAACGCTTTACAGACTTATTGGACATTCCGGAACCGAATAAACCAGATACAAGGGAAAGACCACCAGTAGCAAGGGTGGCCGTTCCGGGATCAACTGCCATTATTCAGCAGTTTTTCCAGAATCACCAGTCGCCTCAGACTGCTGATTAGATTGCAATGATTCCGTAAGCGCATTGAGCTCAGAGCGGATAGAATCTCCTGCCGATCCGAGAGACTCAATCCAATCAAGGACTTCGGAAGGAGTTTGTATGAACCGGGACTTAATTGCTGTGAACAATTGTTCGTCTGTGTACTTATTATCATACGGAGATTTTTTAGGCTGTATTCCACGAATAAGATTCAAGTACGATTCTTCACCAATCTGGTTACGAAGACGCTCGGCATTCATAAGGAGATTGACATCTGAAACGTAATGAACTACTCCATCATCATCTTTTATATAACGAAGCATTTCAACAGGACCAACCTGACAATAAATCGCAGATTTTAAAACTCTAGCACTATCCAATGCAGGAGTTTCAATTGTCTTATCTTTTTTTTCTTCTTTTTCCATAGTGACAAAAATTAATAAGGCATTCCATCATAATCAAAGTTACGAACAGCTTTAATATCCATATACAGGGCGGTTAAAAACTGATCGGTATCGATTGTGGAATCACACTTGACATTAAAAATACTATCCAAAACATGAGGATTTACCTTAAAGAAACCATAGTTGAGATTCAGAGTCAACGCTCCGGAAGAAGTTACAGAGGATCGCAACCATTTAGAAACATAGGAAGGATCCAGTGGAGCAACCCAATTCGCAAGAGATGAGCGAAATGCGCCGAGAACTTCGTCGTAACGAGTTTTTACATCAAAGAAACGAGGAAGATATCCCATAGTCTGGACACGATAATCTACACCGGAAGTCCATGAAATTTTATTACTATTCACAAAACGACCGAACTGAATGGTTTGCATACCGATACTGTCAAATTCAGGGAACGGAAGGTCTGCGGTATTTGTGTAAAGAAGATTCTGAGGTTGTCCGGTAACTACGTAGTCCAAGAGGGGTACGCTATGATAGATACCCATAATAATACCATACTCATCGAAATTACCAGAAAAACTTCCCTGGCCGGTACCAACACCTTTACCAGCAATTTCAGCAACATTGTCTCCAGTAATATTAGTATTGACTACTTCTGAAAGATCGATATTAGAACTGGAACCTCCGAGATAAACACACTTATCTGAAAGAACAGGGCTTAAAGATACACCAAAATGCGCCATAATCTGGCCACGGGCATCCTGATCAGCAAACTGAGATACTTCACGGTATTTTTGTACAGCTTCTGCCATACGGAGTTGCAGAACAGAAAAAGAGGAAGCCAATCCAGCGGCACGTTGTGCATAAACGCCATATGTAGTATTAGCAGCAAGAATAGATGAAGTCCGCATTTCCAAAGGAGATTGTTCAGCAGGAGCAGAATTACTATGAGCAAGCAATCCCGCACGCAGTGTACCATCGTTTACATCCATCAATCCAACGGGGAAAGTTCCTTCAGATCCGGAAGCATCAATAATAGACACATCACCGAGTTGAGAATCGGGCATTACACCCATAAACATATCCTTCGGCCAATTAGCGTAACGAAGGGTAAAAAGATTGTCATCAGAATAATATTTTTCAGCAAGGGTCTGAGAAGTTAAGGACGCAAGAACATTTCCTCCGGAATACCAATCGAAGTTATAAGTATATGGTTGATTTTTTTCCCATTGAGTAAAACGGAAAAAATCAGCATAAACTTTCTGATACGCCGCAAGAGGCAATATGTGAACCGAACTATAACCAGTAGAACCCGATTCCGAATTACGAAGATCCAAAGAAGAAGAAAGACCAACACTTGTGCTCTTTGTGACATTGCTAGTAGAAGCTAAAAAATTACCATATCTCAAATACATTAAAAGCTTCGCAGATTGAGTCAATGCATTAAATCCAAGGAAATTTGAAAAATCAACAGAAGAAGAATTGTAAAGATGACCAATGTTATTTAAAGAAGCATTATTATTAGAAGGACTGCCAAAAGGAACCCAAGGAATTTCAGTAGTAACAATTTTATTACTTGAAAGACCGGTAGCCTGAACAGGATTATCCTGCATTTGCATCAAGGCAGTAGGTAAATTCTTGTTAATCAAACGGAGAGGCACAAAATAAAAGTCCAGATACTCACGAATACGGGTGTAGGCAGCTGTGTTTAACGGCTGAGTACGGGTAAAAAGCTGGGTCTTAATTTTAAAAGAATCACCGGGGTAAACGATATCCCAGAATACAGGGAGTAGCTCACCAGCCTTACTGGTGAAACATACCCTATTAGATAAGTCAAAACCGGAACGTCTGGGATGATTTTTCACGGCTGACATGTTAAATAAGCTCATTAGAATGGAATTTTAGTTTGTTTTGGTTTGTCGCTGCATGGTAAATTATTCATTCGGAAGATGTCTCCGAAATAACAATCAGTATAATACAAAGGATCAAAAGCATAATCAAAAATTTTGTTTAATATATTCATTTTTTTAGTCAGATCGACTACATCACGCGCGTTAACAAAAGTCGTAGCTACTAAAAAATACTGATCCTCGATAAAGGTATCGGCATTATGTTGATAAATATATACTTTATATTTCACCATGATTTCTATAAGATTGTTTAGTAAATATACCTACAGCATCATTAATTTCTCTATGTTTTATACGCTTTCGAATCTCGCTGTGAAGTTTATCACGGCAAAGATTTCCATAATCCGAATCTACGAATCGTCTGTTTTTTTCTTGTCTTCGATCCCAAAAAATATCCGACCAATCGCTCTCAAAAGCTTCAGAATCATGGAAAAGATCTTGGAGGCTTTTTCTTTCTCTTTCATTGTAAAATTTAATTGAGTTTTCAAGTGATTTCTTAATCAACGAATATTCTACTCGCGTTGACAGCAGGGTATAACCAATTCCATTAAGAAATAGTTCAGACTGCCGAAGAAACATATACAACCGAGAATGAAAGCTTCGCACCTCGGAAGGCTCTCCTTGAATTATTTTCGTATAATCGAGCTTAAGAAAGGAGAGGATACGGTGCAAAGGATAATCAGATTCTATAAACCTAGCCGCAGCAGAGGGGCCTAAACACTGTAAGTATGCATACATCATTCCGGGAGACTGGAACAAGGTTGCCTTCTGGAGTGCGGGTCTTTGTTTAAAGTTTCTAGCATATCGTAATATCTCTGTAAGTTCATGAATATCGCTATGTCTACGTAAAGCGGGTCTGTAAAAACAGGTATCGATAATCGTGCGCCATGGGAATATAGTGGTATTAAAGCCATTATACGGCAAGCTCTTTCCATTAAGGAGTTCATCGAAGTCACCCGATTGAGCCTTCTTAATCGAAGACTCGAAAAAAGCGTATCCGAACTTATTTGAAAATCTCGCGAAAGGCCGAATAGCACGAATTTCCTGAATATGTAAGGGGATAGAACTAAAGCTATTAAGATACGCGCTAACGTAGTCTTCAGCGTTGCCTCTCGAGGCAGAACAATCGACACGTCCAAATCGCCAACACGAATTTGCAATTCTGACAATATTCTGGGCGATTTCGTCGGAGTCAAAGAATAATAAGAGATGGAAATGCGGGCGGAAAGAGCAGGGTCCATACTCTCCCACAATGTATGTGTGTATTGATTCATCTATTCCTAATTTAGATATATACTTCCTCACGCGCTTCATATAAAGAGCAACATCATCATGTAAAAGGTAAGGAATACGGCCTGAAAGCTCAGGGTATTTACCATTGTACGAAAGATCAGCCTTCCGCACATAAGAAGTCCAATAATCACGATTCACTGAAAAGGAAAACGTTTCTATCTTAGGCGATGCAAGACCGCAAATTCTTAACTTATGCTTGGCGCCACGATACGTACAAGTACGATACATAGGGTTACGATTACGACAATGAGCAGTAATCGCAAGCAAATCAGCATCCAAAGCTTCGATTTCGTATTCATAATACGGAATGTATCTCTGGGCATAAGTAAGAGTGACAAAATATACATGACGAGAAACCAAAGATTGCGCATGAACTTTATTTTGAGAAATGACTGACTTATTAAAACGACAAGCAGGACATGTTCCGCAGGGAACCATGATCAATTCACCGGTATACGGATTTTTAGTCTGTATCTGATGCTGACACATCGAAAAGACTTTTTGTATGAATTCCTGCTGGTTCATGTCCTGTAAAATTTAATCCTTATCGTTACTTAATAAATAGAGGTTTTCTTCCGGAAAAACGTCAAAAACCAAAACAGAATTACTACCGGGTTTTGCATTTTCATGCAGGAAGTGTAACAATTCTGCTTCCTCTACTACATAAATTTCAGGTTCCATCGGTCGTTGAGGATCCTGTGTCTTCGGATGTTTAAGTACTTTGAATAACATATCTGTTTATTTTAAAATTGTGATACGCAAATATTCAAAAATTTTTCTGAAACATCAAAATCTTTTCATATTTTCTTCACAATTTTTTTTTTTCCTTCGCTGTGCTCTCGCGATACCGGCTCACGAGTCGGACACTTCGTGTCCTCCCGGGAAAACTTTTGTTTTATTTGTTCGCCTAGCTCGAGCACTCCAACGCGCATTGGATTCTTCGAATCCATTAAAATCCGGTATTTCAGTGTCACTTTTGCATATTTAGGATAAAAGAGTTGAATCAGGGAATGGAGAAACCTGATTCCCATTCGGGCAAAAGTGTGGATTTCATAATTTGACTGAACACGACGTAAGGATGTTTACGGGTCAACTTCGTTGACGGCGTGAACCGTGGTTAACATAATGCAAAGAAAGAGTGCCGCAAGAGTAGGAACTATTCTCAAGGGCGCTAGGATGTTTACGCGATTCCGCGACACGGACTTCGTCCGGCGCTCTCACTGCGTTAATGGTGTCCTGCGGACAGTGTTAAAGGGCTGTAAAACAGCCCTAAAAGAACAGAATACAATCAGAATAAGTTAAATGAAAAGGAGTAGGTAAAGTATTCTGATCATAAAAAGAAGCCTTAAAATGATACCTAACTACAGAGTCAGGATAATACTTGCGAAGACTATTCAGAGACGAACGAACATTATTACCACTAAAATCATAGACAGGAAGCAAAGTGCCATCCAACAATATTGTAAAAACATTACAAGTTTTAAACACTGAATAAATAGCATTAGCTTTCTCAACATTAACCCGAAATAATTTGTTTGTTTTCATATCCTTTGTTTTTGATTACATTACAAAGATAGCATTTTATTATGTAATTCCAAAGAATATAATGTTAAATAGCATTTAAAAATGTTAATCGAGTCAGGGGTAAATAACATTTTAAAATGTTAATCGAGTCAAGAATCCCTTCCAGCTATAAGCCAGAAGGGAGGGTTGGAGATTAATAATAATAAGAATCAGGAGTGGACAAACTTCAGCCGCCGGCAGCTTTGCCGGCTTTTTTAACTGCTCCAATTTTACTACCTAAATAAATCGAACTAGCAGCACCACCAACACTTCCGAGAACATCTTTAAGAAGTTCCATTATATTGTAATATGTAGGACTGTTCTTCCAAGACGATTTTTCACGATCTTTAAAGACTTCGGACATTTGTGCAGCAATACGGGCAGCATTAGATTCGTAGCGAGCCTGAGTAGCTTTGGACATACCGGCCTGCCAAGCATCGTTGTAAAAGCCGTTATAATAAGCAGCATTAGCACGATATTCAGCAGCCATAGCTCTAAACTGATAATCAGCCAGCCTTTCAACCATCCTGTTATTAAGCTTCTGACCAACAGCCTGAGCCTCGAGAAGAGCCTGCTGTTTGATCTGAGTCTTTACCTGAGCCTCTGAAA